ACTCCATAATTTTATGAAATTCTAAATTTCTATTTCCTATAACTTTAGACATCAATTAAATCTACAATATCTCATTGTTTTAAATATGTTTAGTTATCAATTTTTTTAAGCATTTTATTTATATAATTAATTAAATAAATAAAAAGTTCATTTATCTGTAATTTGTTCTAATTCTGATACAAAATCAGCTATAATATCATTACTTTCCTCCGTTTTTGTTTCTGTATCATTTTCATCTTTTTTTGATATCATTTCATCTTGTTTACTTATTTTATCCATTTTTAATATTAAATCAATTAATTCTTCCTTACTCATAACTGGTTTAATATTCGATTCTTTTGTGTCCATATCAGCAAAAAATAATTTGTTTATTTCATCATCAGTATTTTTTATAATTTGTTTCATTTTATCTGTTTCGTATTTATTATAGGCCTGAATGTATTTTCTATGACAAAACGAAAATATATGTGCCTGCAATTTCATAGTTTTTAACCATAATATTTTTGTTCTATTATTATCATTAATTGTTTGTAGATCAAATCTATCTAATAAAAATCCATATAAGGTTGAAAAACAAAAATAAAAATAAAATAAAAAAGAAATAAATGATGAATATCTTATCATATATAAATTAAATAACAAATATGGAGTGAGTTGAATAATTGAACGAGTATACATTGTTATTAAATATAATTATTGTTTCTTTAACTCATTTTTAATTGTATTTTTTATTCTTACATACTCATCCAAATTTATTAATCTACTTGATCTCAAAGATTTTATTATATTGATATACACTTTTGATAATTGCACTCCTTTTGGAAATTTAACAGAAGTCATATCAAAACAATCTATTGGGACTGAGTTTAATGATGGTTCTTTTATTACAACAACATTCTCAAAACTTTTTAATAATTGAACTACTTGATTAAATATGTGTTTTCTATATCTGTCTGGAATACTGTTTAACAAAAAATCAAAAGTTTCTTTATTTTCTTTTTGACATGTTAATTTAAAAATTACATCAAAAGAAGTTTTTTTCTGAAAATTTACCAAATATGCAATTTTGAAAATTATTTGTAAATTTTTTGTATATACTTTTAATTCATTTGAATTCATTATTTCAATATTGTAATGAGATGCATTCATTCCAAAAAATTCATTGAATAAATTGTAAATCTGAATTGGATTATTAGTTTTAATTATATTTAATTCTGTATCAATTAATTTAAAATTTAATATATCTCTAAATCCATTTGGTTCTTTTTTAATATCTCTTTGCCAGTTTGATAACAATTTATTTTTATTATCTAATGTCGTATTATCAATTTGAGATATTTTTGAATCAACAGTCAATAAACCTTCATTTATTTCGAAAAATTTATTCAAATGATTTTTTAACAAATTTTTATCTTCATCGTTTAGTTTCGAATATTCATCATTCTGTTCCATTTTAGACCAAATTGTTGTGTCCGCATCGTTAGCTCTACATGAAGAATTCTTCACAAAACCAAAATTTGAATTACCAAATATGTAATCGTGACCATAACAATCTAATGGTTCTTTATATTCACTCAAACATTTAACAGCTTTATTAAATTCGTTTTTATCATTGATATTTTTTTTTAAAAAATCATATGCTCTCAATATTTCATAATGTTTTTTCAATTTAGCAAATAATTCTTTTTTAATTCTATATAATTCAATGTTTTTCGATTTATTTTGTAATAACTCTTGAAATTCCGACAAAAAAATTTCGGACATTTTTTCAAAATCACTTAACGATTCATTACTAAAATTACGTCCCAATTTTTTTTCTGTTGTATTGATTAAATCTTGCAATATTTTTTCAAATTTTTTATCCCAGTGATATGGTGAAAAATTTTTAATTATTGGTTTCATTGATAAAATATACAAATCTTTTCCTGTTTTATTTTTACCATAATTAATAAAATTTTCTTCATCACATTTTCTATTCAAATCATTTTTTAAAATTTCATAAAAATGATTTTCAAGATTATTTGCTTTTTTTTTATTCAATAAATTTCTTATTAAAATTTTAAAATATGTATTTTTAAATTGTAAAACATTGGTATTTAAATTTATGTCATAATCATTAAAAATATCATATAAAACATTGTTATTTACCAAAATATTTAATTCTTTAATTTTTTCATCATAATTACTTCTTGGTATATTCATTTTCTGAAATATATTTTTAATAGTTTGATTATTATTTTTTGAACTTAGAATTTCACCAAGTACAGAGGAATTATTATCAATTTTTTCATACAATGCAAATGATAATAAAAATATAACAATTACAAATAATAATAACAACATTATATAAATAAATTTATATTTTATTTTTATATTATGTCGTAAATACTTTTTGTTTCATTTTCATTAATTTCAACAATTTTATTTTTTATTCCACCATCAAATTTTGTTATTGTTATTTTATTAAAATTCCAATTATAAAATTTCATTACGATTTTTATTGGTGTAGAACAATGGAAAGACATTATTTCATTTTTTATATCTTTATCTTCATTTTTTATTGATATTACTGGTGGTGGCAATTGTTCAACAAATCTTATTTTTGAATAATATTTCTTATCATTTTGACAATATATGAATTTTTTACCGTATAAAAAAATAACCATTAAATAACATAATGGATATGGAAACCAATTTATTATTTTATTAACTGGTTTGATTTCTTTATTTTTAACATATGATATATATGATGTTCCATACAAAAAATAAATTCCATATCTAAAATACTTGAACAAAAAAAATAATAAAAATTTCATTATAAACAATTATCAACAATATCTTTAAACATTTTTTCATTTAAAGACAAAAAGACCAAATAAATTATTATGGAAGTAACACCTCAAACAGAATTTGAATCATCATGGACATTATGGTATCATCATCAAAGAAATAATTGGAAATTACAATCCTATAAAAAAATATATACAATAAAAAATATTGAAGATTTTTGGAAGTTATTTAATAATTGGAATAAAATTGGAGGAATACTAAATCAACATTATTTTTTAATGAGAGACGATATTGGACCTATTTGGGAAGATACACAAAATAAAAATGGAGGATGTTGGTCATATAAAAAACCAAATGATGAAATTTTAGAATTATGGACTGATTTGTCAGTTTATATGATGGGAGAAAATTTATCGTCAAATTTAAAAAGTATTAATGGAATTTCAGTGTGTTTGAAAAATGATGGATATAGTGTGATTAAAATTTGGAATAAAAGTAGTGAAGATAATTCATTATCTAATTTAAATCATGAAATATTAAAAAAATGGGGCACTGATTTAATGTATATGGCTCATATACCAGATCGTAATTTTATGTGAAATGTTGTTATATAATTTTATATCAAAACTTTGTGTTTTTTTAAAATTATATTCTAAATAAAATATATGAGTTATTTTGTTGAAAAATTTCCTAAAGGACAAATTATTTTAGGAAATAATAAAAATAATGAACAAAATGAATTACTTCAAGAATTGTTAGTTGAAATTAAAAAAAATAATAAAAAAAAATGTAATCACTACACTTGTTTTATTATAATTTCATTTTTATTAATTTTAATCTTCCTTTCTGTTTGGAGCCAAACATAATTTAATGTCTCCTAATGCAGCAACATCATATTTTAAAATTAATACACAATCGTTTTCCAAAAACAATGATACATTTTGACCTAAATTTGTACATTTTGTAAATGCAACCAAGTATTTTAATTCAAATTCACCTTGAACTATTTTTGTTTCTGCACTAGTTGACTCAATTGATAATCCATTATCAGTCTGACCAATTTCTATACACACCATTCCTTGTTCACCTTTACATTTGAATTCAATTTTTTTACTTGTGCATATTATTTCCATTTTATTTGAAAATGTACTTATATTTTTACAGTGATTATGAAAATCAATACTAGGCATATCGATTTTATATGGAAATTTTATTGGTTTTATATTATATTCTAATTTTTCTAAATCAACCAAATTCAATCTTGATGTTATTTTTTGATTTTTTTCAGAATTTTCTAACATAATTTTTAATTCTTCTCGTGACTCATGATCAACTGATAAAGTTATAGTATCAACATTTGTCATGCATTTTAAATTTCTAAATAAAGAAGTTAAATTTATACCCAAAGTAATTTCTGGTTCCGTACATTCATAATAATCAAATTTATCGGCATCTAATTTGACATGAACATAAACTGTTTTATTTTTATTAACAGCATTTATTTTTAGTCCGCCTACTTTTTTTTGACTTTCTTTTTCTTGATTATTTTCAATAAAGTTTCTTGAATCTCCACTGTCATTACTATCACTTGAATCATTTTCTGACTCTTGTTTTATTTTTTTTATTTCAAGTGGTGTAAATTGAAAGTTAACATCATTCAATAAAGTTTGCAAAGCTTCTATTAATGTTTTGAATGCTCCAGATTGAATTGTCTTTACTTGTAAAATATTTACCATTTATTATTTAAAATGATTTAATCTTTAAATAAATGATTGTGAAAAAAAATATCTTAGTTTTAAATATATGTCAAATACTTATAATTTAGTTAATCCTTTAATTCAAGGATCATTTAATTCTAAAACAAAAGCAGATAACTCAGCCAAAGCTGCTAAATTTTTTTATGGTCAATTATCTGAATTTATTGGAAACGATTTACCTAAATTTTATTTCACTTTACAAAAAGGAGGAAAAGGGAAATATTATCATTTTAAAGTTGAAGAACAAAGAAACGATAATGAAGTCAAATACACTTTGTCTCCATATGAAGTCGAAAATGTAGATACTAAACCCATTGAAATCAAAAAAGAAGAAATAAAAAAACAATTAGGAGGTAAAAAACATAAAAAAAATAAAGATGATGACAGCAGCAGTTCATCAACTTCTGAATCATATAAATATGCTAAACATTATGTTCCTGTTTGGGACACACCAATACATTATTTATGGTATGATCCTTATGTTTATAAAGTTGACACAGTTTGGATCCCATCATTTGTAACTGTTCCATCTTTTGAATTAAGAATCGCTTATTAATTCATTTTTTGGAATACATAATATCTTGTTAAATCACTGAAAATTTTACTTTCTTTGTCTACACCTTGAAGATCTTTATAAAACTGAGCAACATTTTTATAAAATTTTTTATTTTTTGGATTATCTTCTGTTTCAATTGTTGTCAAGAAGAATTCTTTATTAATTTCATAAATATTTCCGAACAAGTCAGTGTCTATTAATTTATAACCATTCGATTCAAATGTTGTTATCATCAATTCCTTCGACACAATAAACTCTCTTCTGTATGTTCCTTCCTCAAAAGACCAAGACATATAAACATCTATTGATAAACCATATTTATTTATATCAGTATCATCAAACGTTTTTATAATTTCAAACAATTTTGTTCTTTTGTTATTATCATCTAAATAATATGATGTGTATTTTGTTTCTTCTTTTAACAATTTCATTACTTGTTCTCCATCAAACAAAGTCAACAATACATATCCACCTTTATTTAAATGTTTATTAACATTTTGAATAAAGTTTTTTATTGTATTGTTATTTTCAAATAGGTAATGAACAGCAAACTGTGAACTTACTATATCAAATTTTGTATCCTTGTCAAATATTTTTTTTATCATTTCAGTGTTATCTTTATTTAATACTCCAATTGCTTTTTCTTGTTCTTTTGATGTATATAAAACACGTCCATCCATTTTAACAAAAGTCATTTTTGTGAAATCAGGAAATTTTTTACTTAAATTTACATATCTCGAAATTGCCCCATTTGTTGA